CATCTTTCTGCAAAGGAAGATTAGGGATTCGAACCCTAGAACGCTATTAACGTTATTAGTTTTCAAGACTAACGCCATCAACCACTCGGCCAATCTTCCGTCTTCTGTTTCTAGATTTATAAGTCTCTAGTTGACTGTCACAATTATGACATACAAACCTGAGATTGTCAAGTCTGTTATCATTATTTACACCATTAATATGGTCTAAAACCAGTGACATTGGTTTGCCCATCCATTCAGGAGGCATATTGCAGATTGCACACTTATATGGAATCATATTCTGATTAATTATTCTACGCTTCAAGTTGTGTCTTGCATAGGTAGAATTTTCAACAAATACTTCTGTATCTGTTTTTCTATCACCATATCCATTTCTTGGATTGTGTGCTCTTGCCATAAACCACTCGACCACTCTTCCTTGTAAAGGTATTTACCTGACTTCAAAGTCAAGTTTTCTTACCTTTCTATGTCTTCTCTCTTCCTGGTATGCCAGGTCTTGATTAGACAGGACACCTTTTTGTTTGGTTTCCTTGTTTGAGTTTAACATAACCACCTTGGTTAAGTCAACTGCTGTAATGTTGTCCTCTTTTACTGTTAGCATGTTTGGACAACCACAACATTGTGTCTTAGTAGAACTAACAATCTCCCTATTACAGGATTTACATCTGACTTTAAGCATTGGAACATGGTCCTCCTTATAGGAATGGGTGATGAGGGATTCGAACCCCCGACCAATAGAATGTAAATCTACTGCGCTACCGCTGCGCCAATCACCCAAGGCTGGGATAACAGGACTCGAACCTGTAACCTAGGAGTTAACAGCTCCTCGCACTGCCAATTGTGCTATATCCCATTGTTGAGACCATTTAAGTCTCAAGCGGATGAAGAGATTCGAACTCTCAACATTCTGCTTGGAAGGCAGATGCTCTACCGTTGAGCTACATCCGCAGGAGGGGTTAGTACTGGTGGGTGGAGGTGTACTAACCCCATGGAGAATAGGAGACTCGAACTCCTGACATTTTGCTTGCAAAGCAAACGCTACTACCAACTGAGCTAATTCCCCTGGAGCCTCTGACAGGATTTGAACCTGCGACCTGAGCTTTACAAAAGCCCTGCTCTACCACTGAGCTACGGAGGCATACACTGCACTTATCCGAATGCATTGTGTCATCAACACCTGGGGCATTTAAACCCAACATTCTGACAGTTTGACAATGGAGTAGGACAGGGATCCTCCCTGAACATCCAAAGGGGGTTGATTCCTAACTACAGGGTTTCGGTATATCCGAACCGCTAGGCACCTTTGGTTGGAACGTCTCAAGTTCCTTACGACTCAAGTAGGATTCGAACCTACGACCGACTGCTTAGAAGGCAGTTGCTCTAATCCACTGAGCTATTGAGTCAAGTCCTGGTTCCTATCGCCTCTGACCCTGAACCAGGAAGGGGGTCACAGCAGTGGTCTCTCAACCACCCTTATAATATAACCCATTTGGGTTTTGGTGTCAACTCCTGAACTGATTTGCTCCAGTCCCAGAGTTCCATCCACCAGGTCCCTCATGAAAGTTCTCTGAACCTCCAATTGGATCAAGAGCAAGAGTGGTTGCTTTGCCCTTGGTAGCAATATCATACATCACTTGATGGATATTGGCAACCTCTTTGTCAGGTGACTTATCTTCTTCTGCAGCAATAAGTTGCTCTTCTTGTTCCAATTGAGCACGAATTACTTCTTGCTTCTCAGTGAAGTTTGGTACAGGACCAAACCAGGGATCATCCTCAAGAAACAGAGGTGCAGGAACACCTAGATATGGATGCTCCATTTCATCACATTCAACTACTTCATTGTCAATAGAACACTCTACTTCTTCGTAGGTGCCTGCTTTCTTTTGAAGAAGTGAGGTTTGTGTTTCAACTATTTTTTTGATTGCTTTCAAGATCATGCCAGGACCATCTTTTTAGTGTAATCATATGCATAATGTTCTCTATATCCTTTAATGCCCCATCCCAACCAATAATAAGCAGGGACCATGTATTGAGAGACAGTACGACCTGCTCCCTCAAACTCAGGTAGATATCTTTGGAACACAGATTCATTAATCATGAATGCTGTTTGTCCCTCAAGTGTAGAGGGATCGTAACCATATTTAGCAGCAAATTTGCCAAGGTTATTATAGCGACCAATAGAAGTCCATTGAATCAAACCATAACCCCCACTGTAACACTTGTCATAGGCAACGCGAGCACCACCTTCACAGATGTTGGGATGGAAATTACTTTCTGATTTAATATTGCCCAGAATAGTTGCTAGTGCATTACGATCTGTGATTCTGGTTTTCTCTTGGAGTTGTGCAAGGACATACTTTTCATTGTCATTACAACCAGGACACTTCCAGGTCTTTTTTACCACTTCAATGGGGACTGCTTTCTCTTCATTAACACTCACATCAACAGAAGGAGGATTTTCAATCTCAGTAATTGTGGGATAAGCACAAGCAGCAGGAATGATTGATGCCAAAGCAAATGGTAAAATTTTAGTAAACATTTAATTAATAGAACTCAACATTCGTTTAGAAGTTTAACTCCTTACGACTCAAAATAATCCTTGCGATAGTACCTGCCAAGGATGTTGCTATTATAAAAGGCAGGGGTCCCATCTGTCAAGGGTTTTGTCAGGACATCATGAAGAAAGAGTTGGCGAGTCTCTTCATAGTTGACACGTCCAGGGGTTTTGTGTAGGGAGAGGATCTCTCTAGTAAAAGATTCCCTCCCAAACTGTTTAACATCTGCCTTAAGTTCATCAGAACTTCCGAAGTAGTTGCGCCAGTTGCTCTCAGTTGTAACTCTTCTCCTTCTGGTAGAATTATTATTAGCTCTAGGCTTTCGTTTTTGCCAGAAGTATTTTCTTCCGATGTACGAACGGTTGGTGGTGCTACAGGTAATCTTGTAAACAAAACCATAGTTGTCCCCAATAAGGCTCCCGTCAAAAGGGGAGCCCATATATTGCCAGGGATTGGGGTAGTCAGGATAGACCTTATCTTCTTCCAAGTCTTATTCTTCATATTCTTCAAATATGTAGTCATCATTTTTTTTAGATTCTATTCTAGACTTTTCATCCCAGGTTTTATCATGGGGAATAGGTTCTGTACCATATTCCCATGTATCATAATCATCTTCATTTCTAGGATCAGAGACTGAATCCTGCGAATGTGTCTTTTGTGACATCTTGTTTAATTCCTCCTACAACATAAGACTCAACTTCTGTCTCTTGTGGAGCAACCTGGAGTCCCTTGGAGGATATCCAGTGCTGAGTCCATGGGAGTGGATTGTTTTTAGCAGCAATGTCATAAACTGGCTTGAGACCAATTGCTTTCATTCTACGATTAGCTACCCATTCAACATATTTCTTGAGTAGAGTATCATTCAAACCAATCATAGAACCATCTTTGAACAAATAATCTGCCCATCTCTTTTCTTCATTGACTGCCTTATCAAACATAGCATAGACCCACTCCTCTTCCTCTTTAGCAATCTGCTTCATTTCAGGATCATCACCATCCCTCCACTTGTTGAGGATGTTCTGAGTGATAGCCAGATGCTGATTCTCATCCCTTGCAATCAGAGAGATGATCTTTGCTGAACCTTCCATGAGCTTGAGTTCACCAAAGGCGAAAGAACAAGCAAAACTAACGTAGAACCTAATACCCTCAAGAATGTTAACATTGGCAACTGCTCTGTACAGTTTTCTTTTGACATCTTTGAGTGACTCCTGTGCTGATGGAACTTGTTCTAAGGCATGAATCCATTCATTAGAGTTATCATATTGATGTGCTGCATTGATGAAGTCATCATATGATTCTGTTACACTCTTAGCACGCTCAAGAATTCTCTCATCTGAGATGATAGTATCAAAGACTTCAGATGGGTCTGAATAAACGTTCTTGATGATGTAAGTGTAAGAACGACTATGGATCATCTCCATAAATCCCCACACTTCCATACATGCTTCCAATTCAGGAAGAGAACAATAAGGAATGAATGCCATTCCTGGTCCCCTACCCTGAATAGAATCAAGCATAATCTGATACTTCAAGTTAGAAGTATAGATGTGCTTCTGTTCTGGACGCAGTGAATGATAATCACCACGATCTTTTTGAAGTGAGACCTCCTCAGGTCTCCAAAAATAACCAAGTTGCTGAGTTGTTAACTTTTCAAAAACAGGATACTTGTATGAATCATATCTTTGAATTCCCAATGGTTTTCCAAAAAACATGGGTTGTTTTTTGGTATTATGAGATTCTGGATTAAAAACAGTCATACCCCTTACAGGGGTTTTTGTAATATCACTCATTGGAGAAACCTTAAACTGCACAGGATTCACACTCTCCCTCCTCGGCTTGACTTAATTCTTCTAATAGATTATCTAGTTTTGACTTCTCTTCAACTACTTCATCAGTCTTGATGTCATAGGTGTTTTGATAATAAGAAGTCTTCCAACCATACTTATATGTAGTCAAAAGATCATTTGCCATTACAGAAACAGGCACCTCATTGTCAGGATAATTTTCTGGATTGTAACTCCAATTGCCAGATATGGCCTGATCAAAGAATTTCTGCATCACAGACACCACATTTATGTAACCTCTATTGTCAGGCATTTCCCACAAAAGGGTATAATGATTCTTCAGTGTAGCATACTGAGGAACAATTTGCTTAAGAGGCCCTTTCTTTGATTTCTTAATGGACAGGTAGTCTCTAGGGGGCTCAATTCCATTGGTTGCATTTGACACAACGGAGCTGCTCTCTGAAGGCATCTGTGCGGACAGTGTGCTGTGTCTGAGACCGTGCTCACTGATAGATGATCTAAGAGATTCCCAATCATGCACCAACTCCTGAGTGGTAATCTCATCAACTTCCTTCTTATATGTATCAATAGGAAGAATTCCATCAGCATACTTAGTGCGACCAAAGTATTCACAGTGACCTTTCTCTTTAGCAATCTGATTGGATGACTTCAGAAGGTAGTATTGGAAAGACTCAGAAAGACCATGAACAGCATCCCATGCTTCTTGTGATCCATAAGAATATCCTAGTTTTGCCAAATAGTGTGCCAGACCAATGAATCCCACTCCAAGGGATCTACGTGCCTTTGTAGCAACCTCTGCTGCCCTTACAGGATACTCTTGATAGTCAATGAGTTCTTCCAGACCCCTGACAGAAAGATCACAAAGTTCTTCCAGTTCTTTATCAGAATGAATCTTTCCAACATTTACAGCAGAGAGAATGCACAGAGCAATCTCACCAGGCATTTCCTCATCAATATGATTGATAGGATCTGTGGGCAGGGTGATCTCCTGACACAGGTTAGACATGTTCACCTTGTCTTTGAAAGAAGAATGACTGTTGCAGTGGTCAATGTTCATAATATAAACACGACCAGTCTCTGCTCTCTCCTTTAGAAGATCTAGGATAAGTTCTTGAGCCCCAATTTTCTTTCCAGGAATAGACTGATCCTGTTCGTAGCCCACATATAGTTCGTCAAAACTATCAGTTCCAAAAGCATCATAGAGACCTGGAACATCATGAGGAGAGAAGAGAGTAATTTCTTGATTCTTGATGAATCTTTCATAGAAGAGTTTAGAAATTTGGATGCTGTAATCGAGCTTTCTGACACGATTATCCTCTGTCCCTTTATTGTTTTTAAGTACAATGATATCCTCTATTTCTTGGTGCCAGATAGGAAAGTGAACTGTAGCAGAACCACCTCTGATGCCGTTTTGTGTACAGCATCGTACAGTTGATTCAAACTTTTTAAGGAAGGGGACAACGCCTGTGTGTTGTACCTCTCCACCTCTGATTTTAGAGTTGATGCCACGGATTCTGCCTGCGTTAATCCCGATTCCAGCCCTCTGTGCAACGTATCTGCCAATAGCCATATCAGAGCTAAAGATACTATCGAGGGTGTCATCAACATCAACGAGAACACAAGATGCAAATTGACGCAGTGGTGTCCTAACTCCTGCCATGATTGGCGTTGGGATGTTGATTTTGTGCTTGCTGATTGCATCATAGTATCTCTTTACGTATGATAGTCTGTTCTCTTTGGGGTAGTCCCTAAAGATAGTCAATGCAATCATGATATACATGAATTGTGGAGTCTCGTAAATTCTTCCAGAACTACGATCCTGCACTAGATATTTATCTGCTACCTGCCTGAGACCAGCATAAGTAAACAGAAAATCCCTATCATGATCAATGAATGTTTCTACCTTCTCAATTTCTTCAACTGAATACTTGGTAAAGATATCCTTATCATAGTTATTATCATAAGCACATTTGGTAATATGATCCTTCAAAGAAGGCAGTTCACGCATCTTACCATACAGTTGCTTTCTTAGAGAGAACAAAAGAAGGCGAGCAGCAACAAATTGATAGTTAGGATGCTCCAAATCAATCAAGTCAGAAGCACTCTTAATCAGAATCTCTTGAATCTCTGCTGTAGTGATGCCATCATAAAACTGAATGCCAGAGGTCATCTCAACTTGACTAGCAGAGACCCCTGCAAGACCCCTGGTTGCCTCTTCAACCATCAGATGCATCTTCTCCAAGTCAAGGGATTCAATTCTTCCATCCCTCTTTTTTACTTTTGTACCATTGCTCATATCTTTTTCCAGGTATTGAATTTAAGTTTTGCTTCTAAACCAGAGTGTGTATTTGATTCTACCAATTGCTGAACATGATGTCCAGCTAGGACCATATCATTTATGTCCTTTTCCCTAATGTTGGATGGCCAAATGACAAGAGAATCACCTTTGTCAATTGTGCGTTGGATCCTTGAGACGATTTCTTTGTTTCTTGGTTCATTATCGTAGACCCACACAGGATTGCTAATCCCCCAAGCAACAACATCACAGTCAGCTCCACACATAGCAATCGAATTGCAAAGGAATGTGCTGTCGAAAGGTCCTTCTGTAACATAGACTGGAGCATCTTTTTTGACCTTATCAAGTCCATAAATCTTTGGCGCCTCCTCATCCAACATAATGGTTAAGTATTTAATAGGGTTTGAAGATAGCGCTCTTCCCTGAACCCCAACAAGTCTCTCCCCATGATAGAGAGGTATAACTATTCTTCTTTCCCCATACTTTGTACTTTCAAAAGATTGGGGTTTAATTGTGTTTACAAACTCTTTAAAGTTTTCAGCGTAATAAAACTCTCCTGAAAAGATTGCTCTATCATGGAGATACCTTTTGGACACTGATACATCAAAAGCATCAGGAAGATCAATCTTAGTCTTTTGTTTAAAGACTGGTTTTGAATCTCCAACACTCTTAAAAACATCTTCAGGAGTTTCTGTCACGTAGTTTTTACCAGTATGACCCTCTTTGAATTTTTCAAAGATATACTCCCTATGTGTCTCTGGATCAATATCTTTCAAGAAGTTATTGAAAGAAATATTCAACCCACAATTGTGACACTTAAAGTTAGTGTTATTCTTTACTCTGTAAAGATAACCTCTTGCTTTATTCTTGTTCTTCTGAGAATCACCACAAATGGGACACCTAAAATTATAAAGATTTGCTTTTACTTTCTTAAATTTAGGAAGTCTTGAAGAAATCAGATTGATGTATTTCACATCAATATAATCCATGCTGTTAGTTTGTATAACTCCTTTCTATTGTAGTTGGTGCTGCCTGCACTGTCAAGAGTTTTGAAATAATTGTACTAGTGTTCATGGCAAAAGTTATGATTGCCATTGCTCCAAGAGACATCCAAACTCTTTTTTCTATTTGACGTAATCTTTGCAGCACACTGTCATTATCTGAGTCCATTTTATCACGGAGTTTGTCAATTTTTGCAAATAATATATCGTCAACTTCTTGTTGTTTTGATATTCTTTCTTCATGGACAGCAAGCATTCTGCTAACTGTAATATTTACCTCACTTAATTTTTCAATTGCATCATCAATTTTTAAAATGACAGGTTTAAGGTCTTCAATCTTTTGTTCTAATACTGCCAACTTAACTTGTTCTTCCATCTTGAGGCTTGAAGTAAGGATTGAAGTCTAGTGCCTTCTTCTTTGCTTTTCTTTCTTGTCTCTTTGTTCTTCTATCCATCAAATCTTTGATGGCTTTCTTTACATATTTGTTTCTGCCATCCAATCTCATGACTGGATCATAACCAGCAGTAGGCCCACGAGCAGGGGAGGAACCACTAAATCCGCCAGATCCCCCAGGAGGATTTGCCACCATGCCTTCCTCATTGACACTGAATTCACTATACATTGCTGTACGAAACGCATCTATAACTCTGTCAATTTTATCCTTGTCCATTAGTGACTCTCCTTAATTCCTCTAAACATTTTTGATCCATATCAATATCATGAATAATGGTTCTAGGATACTCTGGAAGTCTATTCAAAAATACTATAAAAGTCTTTATGACATCCCACAAGTCTCTGTCAAACTTATAAAATAACATAGGAGTAGTGGCATCACCAAACACATTGTACAAAATGATAAAATGATTTATCAGTAAATGTGTTTTGAGTTCACCACTACTCTTATAACTCTTCAACAATCTTTTAATGTATCTGAAGTGATTCAGATCCTTTTCAAAATCAGCACGTGTAACTGCTTGTGGATTCTCATAGTTTTTAATGGCAAAGAGAAGAAAGTTCTTCTCATTCAATTCAGTAAAAAGCATTTAATCAGACGGGAGTTGGGTATGCAATAGATCCATCGCCAGTGCTGATTCC